GGCTCTTGGGCAATGTGAAACCGCAGCTGATGGTGACGGACCCACCTTACGGCGTAGAATACGATCCCAGCTGGCGCAACCAGGCGGGCGCTGCCAAAACCAAACGCACCGGTAAAGTGCTGAATGATGATCGGGCCGATTGGCGCGAGGCTTAGGCGCTGTTCCCGGGCGATGTCGCCTACGTTTGGCACGGCGCGCTGCATGCGGCAGAGGTGGCCGAGAGCCTCATGGCGGCTGGCTTCAACGTACGGTCGCAGATTATTTGGGCCAAGGATCGGCTGGTGCTCAGCCGTGGCGACTATCACTGGCAGCATGAGCCCTGCTGGTATGCAGTCAAGAAGACCTTCAAAGGCCACTGGGCGGGCGACCGTAAGCAGACCACGCTGTGGCACATTTCAGGCAAGGACCAGGATGCCGCCACCGTGCACGGCACCCAAAAGCCGGTCGAGTGCATGCGGCGCCCGATGCTGAACAACTCCAGTCCCGGCCAGGCGGTCTACGAGCCTTTCATGGGATCCGGCACCACGCTGATCGCGGCGGAAACCACGGGCCGGGTCTGCTACGGGATTGAATTGAACCCGACCTATATCGATGTAGCCATCGAGCGCTGGCAGCATTTCACAGGCGCCAATGCCGTGCTGGCCGAGAGTGGCGAGACCTTCGCCGACCTGAAGGCCAGGAGGCTGGCGGCATGAATTCGCCTCTGCTGCCGAGTCAGATAGAGATATGGCCGTGCGGCGATGGGAGATGCCGATGGAGAAAGTGGCAACGGTCGTCCCAAATTGACGCATCTGTAGAAGACCGCCGATGTCTACTGTGCGGACCAAGCTACCTTTCCCTCGCGCAGCATTGAGTAACAAAACCGAGCAAACAAACGGAAGATCGGGCGTTGCAGACTCTGGATCTGTTAGGCGTTAATCAAGAAGTATCGAAATATCCCGTACACATAGAGAGCGGAGAAGATTACATTGATATGTTTCAGCTGTGGCTCTGTCCGGAGCCAGCCGCAGAAAACCCAGATCAAACAGAATGGTAAGCCGAGCATCATAGCCGCCAATTGCCAATCTTGAACAATGGAAACTGTGCTACACAGACCCAGAAATAGAGCTGTCCACTTGAGCGGCTGCTCATATGCAGCCAACTTCAAAAGTGTCATATGTAAAACTTTCAGATAAGCAGCGCCGTTGACCCGGCGTTCTGATATACCGTTTCATATCAGTTGAATGACATGACGACAACACAGACACATTGATCTCATCGCGACACTAGCTGCTCCGATACACCAATCCCCTAACGTCGACCTTCGTCGTGGTGATCGCCAACCCCAGTTTTTTCTTCAACACCCCAGAGATCACGCCCCTCGCAGTGTGAGCAAGCCAGCCTGTTGCACTGACGATTTCGGCAATGGTGGCCCCGTCGGGCGACTGAAGCATCTCGATCAGCATGGCCTGCTTCGTCCCAGCGCGCTGGGTCGTTTGCTTCGCTTCCGGTGGCACCGAAGCTTGTTTCAGGATAGCCATCACTGTTGTGACCACCACCGGCTTAACCCCGATGGCCAGCAGACCCGCATCCGTCACCACCAGCGTGGTGCCGTGGCCATCGCCGGTCTCGCGCCAAAGCAGTTCACACTGGCGCAAGTTGGCGTCGACCTCTTGCAGCCAACCGTGTGCAATCATCTTGGTGACAGCCATCTTCGCCGCCGCACCATGCAGCCCTTTGGGCAGCGGCAGAGCGATGTTGTCGGGCCGCTGGGCCCCGGCGCTGAGGATAAAAGTTTGGGTGTCGGTGAGTTTGGTCAAAGCGCGGTCCTGTTTGATCTGGTGGCGTTGGGTGGGATTAAACGGCATGTTCGCCCTCCTTGAAGGCGCTGTCGGTAATCCGGCGCAGCAGGCTGGCGTAGTGATTTAGGGTCCCGACATCGCCCCAGTTGATCTCGTCGGGATGGGTGTTGAAATGGTCGTCGCTCAGGGCCTGCAGCCGTTCCAGCATTGCGTCGATCTGGACCTTGGTTGTCATGAAAGCGTCTAGGGCTTTGGAATTGTCGGTGGCGCGGCGGGTGCTCATGGTTGGCCTCCCTCAGATCAGCTGCAAGCTGGCCAGCACTGTGCTGGCAGCTGCAAGCTGGGTGGTCTGCAGCTCAATCTTGAGGTGCGAAATCACGTCGGAGACTTCCGCCGCAATCCCCTCTTCGCGCAGCGCGGCTTCAATGGCCTCGGCCACAGCGTTTGGGCGCGAGCGGTCGAACTGCTCTGACAGAGCAGCATGATCGATGCGGATGGTGGTGGTGGCGGTCATGATCTTATCCTTCAGGATTGGGTTGGGGTGTGGCGGCGGGGCACGATGCACCCGTTTCTTGACACCATGAATCGCTCTATCGCGGAGTGTAATCAACTCAAATAATTACTTTTTCTCGTTTATATACAATATGTTGAGGATCATCACAGCGTCATGGAAGGTATGTCTGAACGCGCCTATGCCGACCATTCCAGGCTCTCGCGCGGGGCCGTGCAAAAAGCACGTAAAACCGGACGGTTGGTCCTGTTTCAGGACGGGTCGATCAATGCTACCGCCTCGAACGCACGGCGCGGGGCGATGACAGACCCCGACCAACAGATGCGCGCACGGGGTGGATTTGGTGGGGGTGGTGGAAGCAACGCAGATACCGGCAGCATCTCCGGCCCAGGCGACAGCACGTCCTATCTAAAAGCGCGCACGGCCCTAACGGTCTACCAAGCGCAGGAACGCCAGCTGTCGCTGCAAAAGAAAAAGGGCACGCTCGTAGATCGCGCTCGCGCCGAGACGCTGGTGTTCCGCCTGGCCCGCCAAGAGCGGGATGTCTGGGTCACCTGGCCCACCCGCGTGGCGGCCCTGATGGCCGCGCAATTGTCCGCAGAAATGGAGAAGGCATCGGGAGCACCCGTGACGATCAAAACTGCGATCCTGCAAAGGGTGCTGGAAACCCATGTCCGAGAGCAGCTTACCGCCTTGGCAGACCTCAGGGTCTCGCTTGCATGAGGGAACACATGATCACAGCCTGAACGACGGCGACCTGACCGAGGGGCTTGACCTTGGCTTTGACGGCGCTGAGGAAATCCTGAGCGTTTGGCGGCGCGGGATCCGGCCTGATCCAGATCTGACAGTTTCGGAATGGGCCGATGCGCATCGCAAACTGTCGTCCCGCGCCAGTGCTGAACCCGGGCAATACCGCACCTCGCGCACGCCCTATCTGCGCGAGATCATGGACGCGCTGTCACCGCGCCACCCGGCGCAGCGGATCAGCTTCATGAAGGCCGCACAGGTTGGCGCCACGGAGGCGGGCAACAACTGGATCGGCTTTGTCATTCACCACGCGCCAGGGCCGATGCTTGCGGTGCTGCCGACCCTGGAGATGGCAAAACGCACATCGCGTGGACGGATTGACCCGCTGATTGAGGACAGCCCGGCGCTGCGGGAGAAGGTGAGCCCAGCCCGCTCACGGGACGCAGGCAATTCGATGCTGTCAAAGGAATTCCCCGGCGGCATTCTGGTGCTGACCGGGGCAAACTCAGCCACCGGTCTGCGCTCTATGCCCGCGCGTTATGTGTTTTTGGATGAGGTTGACGCCTATCCGGCCTCCGCAGACGAGGAAGGCGATCCGGTCACGCTGGCCGAGGCCCGCACGACGACCTTTGCGCATCGCCGCAAGGTGTTCATGGTCTCGACCCCGACGATCCGTGGGTTTTCCCGGATCGAGCGCGAGTTTGAGGCCTCTGATCAGCGGCGGTATTTTGTGCCCTGCCCACATTGTGGTCACCGGCAATGGCTGCAGTTCGAGCGGCTGCGCTGGGACAAGGCGCAGCCAGAAACTGCCATGTATCACTGCGTGGGCTGCGAGAAGCCTATCGCAGAGCATCACAAGACCGAAATGCTCGCACGCGGTGAGTGGCGCGCCACGGCTGTGTCCGCAAACCCGAACGCGATCGGCTTTCACCTCTCGGCGCTTTATTCACCGATTGGCTGGAAAAGCTGGGAACAGATCGCCCGTGACTGGCTGGCAGCCCAAGGCTCCGACGAGATGCTGCGTGCGGCGCGCAACACCCTGCTGGGCGAGACATGGGTCGAGAGTGGCGATGCACCAGAGTGGCAGCGCCTCGCAGATCGGCGCGAGACGTTCGTGGCCCAGATCCCAGCGCGGGGACTGTTCCTGACCGCGGGAGCCGACGTGCAGAAGGACCGCATCGAGGTCGATGTCTGGGCTTGGGGCCGTGGTTTGGAAAGCTGGCTCGTGGATCACATCGTCATTCCTGGCGGGCCAGATGATCCTGCCTGCTGGGACAAGCTGACAGCTTTGCTGGGGCAAACATGAGTGCACGAACACGGTGCTGTCATGCCCCTGGCGAAGCTGGCCATTGACACAGGGTATGAGACGGCTGCCGTCTACGCATGGGCCCGCATCCAAGGCATCGCACAGGTGGCCCCCGTCAAAGGCATGGAGGGGTTCAACCGGACCACGCCAGTCTCAGGGCCGACCTTCGTTGATGCGACAGTAAACGGTCGAAAGCTCAAGCGGGGCGCGCGTCTCTGGACGGTGGCCACCGCCACTTTCAAGGCGGAGACCTATCGCTATCTGCGGCTCGAGCGGCCCAATGATGAAGACCGCGCCAGTGGCGTTTCAAATCCAGCAGGCACGATCCACCTGCCGGACTGGGCTGACAGCGAATGGCTAAAGCAGCTGGTGGCCGAACAGCTGGTCACGATCCGCAACAAGCGGGGCTACGCGCGCCAAGAATGGCAAAAGATGCGCGAACGCAATGAGGCGCTGGACACCCGGGTGTACGCCCGGGCCGCTGTCTGGATCCTCGGTGCTGACCGCTTCGATGAACGGATGTGGCGACAGCTGGAAAAACAAGCCGGGGTGGAGACGATCACGGCGGCCGCCAAAGCCGACACTGACACACCGTCCGAGCCTCAGGCCGGGCGGATCGCTACCCCGCGCAAGCGCGGTTGGCGGGTAAGCACGCCAAAATACATGGAATGACCTATGACCCCCGATGATCTTAAATCCCGCCACAGCGCGTTGCTGGCGGCACGGTACAGCGGCACGCGCTCTGTGAGCTATGATGGCAAGACCCTGACCTATGGCACCGATGCTGAATTGGCGGCTGCTGTCTTTGATATTGAACGGCGCATCGCAAAAGCCGAGCGCGGCGCTGGGCGGATCTCTCGCCCCCATGCCGCAAAGGACCTGTGATGAACTGGCGGCAGCGTCTCGGGGCCTTTGTTGGTGGTTTTGATGCTGGCCAGCATCACCGCCGTCTGCGCGGATTTCAGGCGACGCGCGCGCATGTGAATGCGCTGATCGCGGCGTCAGGACCAGATATCACTGCACGCGCCCGCTGGTTGGTGCGCAACAATGGCTATGCGGCCAATGCTGTTGAAAGCTGGGCTGCAAATACCGTGGGCGACGGGATTAAACCGATCTCACAAATTGCAGACGCGGCGCACAAGGAAGAGCTGCAACGCCTTTGGTTGGCCTGGACGGATGAAGCAGACAGCGAAGGTCTGACTGATTTCTACGGGTTGCAACGGCGCGCGGCACGTGAGGTGTTTCTGGCCGGTGAGGTTTTCTTCCGGATCAGGCCACGGCGCATGAACGATGGGCTTTCCGTTCCCTTGCAGCTACAGATGCTGCCCGCCGAAATGTTGCCGCTGCATCAGACGGGACCCGCGGGCAATGGCGATGTCATCCGTCAGGGGATTGAGTTCGATCGGGTCGGACGCCGCGTGGCCTATCACTTCCTCCGGCGGCACCCCGGCGACAGCACCGATCCGGGGTTGGCGGGAGAAATAGTCCGCGTGCCCGCCTCAGAGGTGATCCATGTGATCGACCCCGTTGAAGCGGGTCAATTGCGCGGGGTTTCAAAGCTGGCGCCTGCCATCGTGAAGTTGTTTCTGCTTGATCAATACGACGATGCCGAGCTCGACCGCAAAAAGGTCGCCGCAATGTATGCGATGTTCGTGACCTCCCCCGCTCCAGAAAACCCGCTGTTGCCGTCCGAGGATGACGACACGCTGGGCGGCTTGGAGATCAGCCCCGGCCAGGTCGTGCGTTTGGATCCAGGCGAGGATGTGACCGTGGGCCAGCCTGCGGATTCAGGGGCGACCTATGAGCCGTTCCAATACCGCACGCTGCTGCAGGTCGCCTCAGCGCTGGGCATTCCTTATCCTTATCTAACAAACGACATGGTGAAAGGTAACTTTTCGAACTCGCGCCTTGCACTTATCGAATTTCGGCGCCGTGTCTCAGCCTGGCAGCACTCGGTGATGGTCTACCAGCTCTGCCGTCCCGTCTATGCGCGCTGGATGGATGCCGCCATAATGTCCGGCGCATTGGACCTTCCCGGCTATGAGGCCGACCGGTCACGTTTTCTTGCGGCCAACTGGCTGCCCACCAAGTGGGATTGGGTCGACCCCCTGAAGGATGCCAATGCCGAGATTGCCCAG